TCCGGTTGGTCCGGCGATACCTTGATCTCCTTTCACACCCTGCGATCCTTTCAACTGCACCCACTTGTATGAGACGTACCCGGTTGGAGCGGTCGAGCTAGTTGTCACCGCAGTACCGATATAAGTGTTAGGCGTATCGCTCATCGGATTACCGTTCGAGTTAGCGGAGTATTTCACATGGAAGAATTGGGATGTACCAGGGATACCTTGCGATCCGGTCGGTCCCGTTTCACCTTTAGGACCTGTCGCACCTGTTGCACCCTTGTCGCCTTTATCCCCCTTAGAAATATGCTTAAGCCAATCTGTGGCGGTTTCACTTGGTTCTTGATTGGTTTTATCTTCAATACATATATATGTACTTCCGTTATGTGTTACTTCGTCATAATAGAAATATGTTCCAGATTTCCATTCCCCTTTGAATGCCGTTACGGGCACTTCTGTAACCCCATCTTGCGAAAGTTGTTTGATGGTTCCAGTCATGTAGATATTACGTAAATACGCACTATGTCCGGTCATATCAAGACCGAATAGCTTTAAATTAGACAAGTCGCCTAGCTGCATAGCAATCATACCTACCTTTATTTCCCAATCGCTCACGCCTACAAGATAACGGGAATAGCTTTGAGTTGAATAGCTAGACCTTTGACGATCCGCATTCGTGAAGTTACCATACGCAACGAAGTGCATTAGCTTAGCAGGATGGCAAGAAGTGCCACTTCTAAGCACGTATTTAAAGGTCGAATTACTCAGTTTTTCGGTAATACGAAAATAGGCGGTCTGAAATCCTGTTTGGTTGTTAAATATGCCTTTACAAATATCATCCACTGCCAAGCTAGCCAACTCGCCCGGTTCTAGTTTAAGTGTAATGGTTCGACTTGACGTGTTTACTGATTCTATTATACCGCCGCCCGGCGCGTTCCATTCTTCTCCGGCTATAACAGACACACGGTTATATCTTAGTTCGTCAGCCTCTAAAAATTCATTAACACGAAGCGATTTAAACTCTGCATCACCGGAAGCCTTGATTATCCATCCTAGCAACTTAGACGCATAATTAGCAGAGGAAATGTCACCGGAAAACTTTGCGATAGCCGCCGCTAAAACGCCTATCACATCTATCCCGCCTTTAAAGTGAATAAGCTTTTCGGCTGTATCCTCTATGATCTTACTTAAATATTTACCGTCTGCTACCTCTTCCGTAGAAATTTTGTGCAGTTTAAAATGTTCCCTGCCATCTTCTTTAGAAATAGTTTCATCCTCTACCAATACATATATACTCTGTTCTCCCTCTATGGATATTACTTGACCGGAATAAGGCAAATATGGTTCTGTATCCGTATTGCGTGCATAAGCAGTCGCATCCTCTATGGTAGTCCATGTTTCCGTTGAATCAATAGGAAAAGAATTGGTACGTCTGTATTGGTGAGGGAAAGAACTTCCGTTTATTTTTACCATACTAAATCGTTTTAAAAGTAAATGAATCAGGATCGTTCAAGCCTTGCGTCTGAATAACCCACATTTTATAATCTATCGCTTCGCTCCTATTAGCTCCTTCTACAGAAATAGAAATCGGACCTTTACATACTTTCTCGTTCTCTATAAAATTTCCGTATGATGATGCTATAGTGATCTCTTTAATAGTATTGGCGGGTACACATATAACTACTATCTTCCATTGCCCGGCAGAGAATTTGAACGTTCCGGAACCGCCGTACAAGCCGTTACTAGCAAGCGAGCGCACATCGTCGGATGTTTTAGGAACCGAACTGCATACACCTGCAAACCATTTACGGAGTACATTAACACTAATCTTATTATTCAAAGTTATTTCGTCCAAATCATCACTCGCGGCAAAAACAGCCGTAGCGGTGTAGGTTTCTCCCTTCGTATAATTCCCTGTAAGACGACGTATCGCTGTTTGTGCAGCATTGACTTCCGAAGAGAACTCTAGTACATTCTCTTCGTTGTCATCATAATACGATTTAATCATAGCGCCGTTATCGTTGCGTGTTGCCGTATAAGTAAGTACGCCCTTTGCCGATCCGTATTCTACATCGTTTGCTGTCGACAGCTTGCCTACAAGTGTAGCAGGAACAGGTTTATATAGCATTTTACGAAATATTTGCTCATACCCCGTACCTTGCTTAAAGATAGCGCCCGGTGATATGTGCCCGGTCTGAGGCGCATTGACACGAATTTCTTTTGTTAATCCCGTATCGGAAACGGGACCGGAACTAGAAGAAGATTGAGAACCACCGCCGGAATTAAATATAGTAGTCCCGACGGGATAGTTCTTTGATCGTGGCAATGCAGGGATAGCCTTATTCTTTATTTGTATAGCCATTAGTTTGTATCATTTTACAAGTGAACTGTTCTGCCGCAAAGTCTATTTCACCACCTGTAACGATGAAGTTTTTCCCATTCATATAATTGTCTGAGATCACAGATATAGGCGTAATAGATTCACTATTCTTTAATACCCGTGTTAACTTTATTTTGGTAGCTCCGTATTGGTTAATTATCCTTCTTATTAGTTGTTCTTCTGGACGTACTAAAGCGTTTTCGATGGATGAATAAAGATTATCCCTTAAATAGTCACTCCCTAACATTACCTTACTGTAACATGCTCCGTCATTATTGTAACTTGATATTTTAAATTCTATTTCATCAAGAGGATTAATATAGCTTTCATTCACTACATTCTCATAGATTCGATCCGAATTATTCTCTTCGATATTATCATTATCTATGACCTTCTTTTTAAAATCTATTTTTATATCTTTTAAGAAAAAGCCATATCCGGACACTCCTTCCGGGAGCCATACCTTTTTTAAAATTTCAAATTCTAATTGTCCGAACAGATTTATATTGTTCGGTATCTCGATCACGTATCCGGTCAAACCTTCGTAGGGCATACTTAGCGTTTTAGTATTTTCGTTTTTTACCCATTCATCCGGCTTCTTTAATTTAAAGTCCAAATCAAAAGTCAAATCTAGTCCCGTCGGTTTATTTGCAGATTTAACCCACCCATTGTTGGTATAGTAGTAGTCACCTACAATTAATCTACACGCTATCTCTGTACCAAAGACACCACCAGAATTATATTTCTCGTACGATGTCATATTACTAGCATTCAATGGATGACTATATGACATACTGATACCGAAAGCTCCATCAAAATACTTAATTGGTTTATTATCTTGGAACCTTAACAGCGGCGATCCTGTTCCTAATTGTTTAACAGCCGTTATCTGCTGCTGATTCACCACCGAAGTATATCTATAATCCGATACTAATTTAAACTGATAAAGATATTCCCAATTATAGTCAGTGATATTTGGTTTGCCGTCATTCACTTCATACTCACATCGCTTGGCACAATAACCACCTAAAAAATACCGTGTCGGTTCGTCTATATACACATTGGTTACGCTTTCGTCTACTAAATTACAATAAGGCTTATTATCATTTAGATTCTCATAGCGTGGGAGTTTAAATACCTTGCTCTTTAGATACTGCCTTGTTTCATAATACTGTTTATAATTATAGGTTTTCCTTTCAGCAAACGTACTCAACTTCTTAAATTCTTCCTCCGATATAATATCGTTGTAACAATAATTACTACACTTTATTGTCGTTTTGTTATAGCCGGGAAGAATATCAAGGAAGTGCTCAGAACCTGCAAAACCGATCTCGGAAACTTTGAATCGGTTAGGGGAATGCCGAGTAAAGGATGTCATATCAAGATTGTACTCATGGTATGTTCCTTTGTGGTCTACATCAACAAAATATAAATTTCCCAACCAATCTACACAGGTCCAATTCAAAAACTTGCAAGTTTCTTCTAAAACCTCTTTTAATGTCATCGCCTTGTCGTCCTCGTCAAAGAAGTTTTGTTCGCTGATCGTTAACTCCTTTAATATGTTTGATTCTTTATTATAACTAGATTGATCTTTAGCATACACATGAGGAATAAAGACGGAGGAATAACACCCGCGAGACTCAGATATGAACATTTTTAATAACTCCCAGATGCTTATAAAACTCCTAGTGTCACTCCTGCCCTGTTTATAATTGATATATTCTAGCGTACCCATTGCAGAAATACAGTCTATTTCTAGCTCGAATTTGGTAGATGTATAATCCTGCGTATAAAGTTCCGGCTTTACAAATCCCGTCCAAACGATGTCATTTTCACGTTTAAAATTCACCCTATACTGTTGATACCCGGTAGAATATAAACTTTGCAAATAATCACCACCCACAACACGAATCACCGCTTTTGAGAATCGAGTAGGAATATACAAGAAATCTTCGTCCTCAATCGAAACAGAGAAAGGAGAACTACCACTACCGACCAACTCAACAGAATCGCCCGTATAGTTTTCCTTTTGTATCTCAATCAAATAAGAAACTTCCTTTCGAGATTTGAAAGGAAGTGTGTATATTGTACCGTAGTTTACCATAGTCTTTTACCTGTTTTCTTGATGTGATTATGTAATGCTAAAAATATGCGATCTCCTTTTATTTCAACATCGCTATATAAGCGAATATCATCGTTTCCACTCGGTGCTATTTTCTGCGATAGCGAACCGTATAAACCCGAATTAAGCATACGAAACAGATTACTTTGCTGCGATCCGTTCAATATCATTTCGCCGCTATTCAATAAAGCCGGAACTTTATCGCCTGTAAATGATGTGCCCGGAACAATACCACCCGTTGCATACTTCGGCATACTTGACATAGCGGCAATAATAGCAGCAACACCCGCCAAACCTAGAGCAATACCGACAAAGGGGATTCCTGCGTGAGCTTTTAAAACCTCACCCCCTGCTGCCGACATATTCGCGATTGCACTTTTACGCGCCGTTTCCGCTTCTACCTCATTTGCACCCGCCATTTCAAGTATCTTCGGAATAGCTTGCCCGACAGTTGACAGGAAACTAACTCCCCATTGCAGGACGGAAGCCGTATTATCATCGAATAGACCCGACATACTCCCAACGACTCCACTAATATTTGCAAGCGATTCGGCATACTCTTGATTCAAGTCTATATCTTCTTTTTTAAAGAGTGGATCATGCTTAGGTAACTTAAAATCTTTTCCAGTATTCCCATGTGTCGGAACTTTATCGTATGTAGGCTTTATAGGAATCGGCAAAGCGCCGTCTTTCATCTCACCGTGAGCGATTTTGAACGCCTCTTGATCGACTACAAATTTTAGATTGATCTTCTTTTGCTCTAGCTCGTTTATCGTTGCTTGAATCGTTGCACGTACTTGCATATCGGTTTCAGCAATGAGTTTCTTATTTAGATCAGAGATTTCAGAGTCATACCAAGCGATAGACTCCTCTTTAGGTTTTTCTTTAGGCGGATTTCTACCTATACCAGATTGAGAGGCGCGATTTGCCGCTTTAGTCATACTTGATAAGTTCCGACCTGCCGCCTCTGCCGCTGTCGAAACATTTATTAAATTCTGCAACCATTCATCACTCTTCTTTACTAAAATCGCGTTATATTGTATTGCGTCTTGATACTTTGCTAACATCGGACTTATTGCCTTTCCTAGTGCATTCATATCCGTATTCGCAACTGTATGAACATTCATCCCTGAACCAACTGTTTCATAAGTTGTGAATTTAGCTTTCAATCGATCGTATTCATTTACGAAGTCTTTATACTGTTTTGCTAATTGTGCCTTTTGTTCATCACCTGCTGAAGATACGTCTAATTTTAGCACTTTATCTATGTCTATCCCCGAAACATCCACACCGTCAAGCCCTATAGCAGCCTTTACCATCGCCCGTACCGCATTATTACTCCTTCGCTTGTATTGCCCTACGATTTCCTCTTGGTCTTTCAACGTCTTGTCTAATAGCTCCCTAGCTGCTTTCTTTTGTTCTTCCGTTGAGTCCTTGTCTTTTAAGATAGTTATTTGCTCCTGTACTATTGCTTGATTCTTTGCATCAAAATAGGAGAAAGACATTCGAGTATTCCCTAGTTGATCCATTTCGCTATATGCCTCACGCGCTAGACGAATAGTTTCCTGCAATCCATTCATGAACGGTGTCCAGTCTCCACTACCAATAGAGTAGAAAAATTGATCTACACCACCTTTTAAGCCATCCATAGTACGGGCGTATTCATCCCCTAGCGTCTGACTGCTATTCATTACTTTATTGAAACCTTCCGAGGCAGTTACAGCAATGCCGAGAACGCCAGCAAACTTCATAACTCCCGATGCTGCAACGCCGGACATTTTAGCGATGTCGCCTTGAAACCCGTTTACGTTATTCTTCGACTTCGCTAGATTAGCGTCGAAGTCATTCGTTTTAAGTAATAATCTTGTTACTATATCAGACATCTTTATTCGTGTTTAATTGTGATTCTAATGCTTTCGCTTTAGCTCTAAGCCGTTTCATATCCTCGTTAGTTACGCTAGTATCTTTCTTCTCTTCTTCATCCCACGGGAAGCGGAGTATGTCGGTTTGCTTTAGCGTCTTTGTGCTATTCGATTGTGCTATGATGTAGCCTAGCAATCTAGTTTGCTCCCATGACTCGCGATTGCGTCGATTCAATCCGTCTAGAAACGATTCGACCTCGATAAAGCTCATTTTATCGAGGAAGTAATCAGGAGCGATACCGCCCTCTCCGACAACACGCGAATAGAGTTCGCGGATACTTACTGCTTTTTCTTCCGCGTCGTCACCTTCTTTTTTTTTACGTCATTTCCTGCCGATTGCGAACGCAGTTTGATCTCATCCAAAATAAACTCTTTGAATCGTTCGAATAAAATCAAGTCATTTTCGCACAATTCTATAAACTCGTCAAATTCCATATTAAACGAATCCTTATTACTAGCGATCAGGAACGAATAAAACAAAATGTATTCATCTAGCAGTTTCCCGAACTGAAATGGATAACCGGATATAGATTCGAACACAAAGAACGCCCGAAGCGAGTATTTCAATATAAATTCTTTCCCGTTAATTGATATTGTTTTCATTGAATAGTCGTTTTAGAGCGGCAAAACGCCGCCCATGATTACTTACTAGCGGGTACGGTAGTTTCTTTTTTAAGCGGTCCCGTACCTTCAAAGGAAATTGAGAAAGTCGCTTTATCTCCATCTGGCGCATTCGCTTCTAATGAAGTAATAACCGCCTTTCCTGTGTAGGAACCGGGAGAAAGCGTCCACCCTGCTACGGGCATTTCGTTTTCATCCGCATTAGCTACAATGCCAAAATTCAGTGTAATAGGTTTATGCGCAATAAACAAGGCAAACAACTTATCGTAGCTATTCGCGTCAGCGTCAGCACTAAACAAGTTATCACTCGAAGCGTTCCAAGACAACTTTTTAATGTCCTTTTCCGTCCAAATGCCGGAGTCCTTACTTTGCGTGTCGATAGTTTCAGCCGACAAACCTAATTTGCAGGAAGTCGCTAAGGCTAACGCTTTACTCTCTGCGAATAGCATCATGTCCTTTCCTAATGCAGCTTTTGCTTTACTCATAATTTTAATCGTGTTTTATTAGTTACTTATTCTGTTTTAAAAGAAAATACGAGGCGTTGAATAAAAGTATCTTCAATAAAATCTTCGTCCGCACTCATTAACTTTGCGTCGATCACATCGAAACTGCCGTAGCTTCCTCGCTTGTTCTCTAATGCTTTGCGCACTTCCTCCGCGATAGTAATAGAGTTCAGATAATTGTCGCTAGCTACAACGATCTCAACCGAAACAGTATCCCCGGTCCCGTAACGATCTTTGGTGTACTCTGGAACTAGAGAACTACGTTTGTAGATTACGAACGGAAAAGATGTTTCCGTTTTGGTTGAGATCGCATAGATTTTATCAGTAACCAACTTTGCCAACTCCGTAGAATCGCTTAGTCTCTTATATACGTGTGCGCCTATTGATAAACTCATTTCTTTTTATTTGCTACTTTTATAATTGAATCAATAATATTCTTCTCTAGTGAGTCCTCCGCTTCTTTCTGCTTCGATTTGACCGCATTAGAAAAGAAGTGAGAAGCATTTATAATACCTCTATTCGCTCCTTTTTTGGTAGCTCGTTCTTTCGTTCCAGATTCAAACCATTTCAGCATATATGCTCGCGATCCTTTCTTTCGTCTGTCGATTAAGTCAACACGTGCGCCGGAGGCATTACGGTAAACAGCTATGTTTATCTCATTCTTTAACGGCTTGAATGTCGAACCATTCTTTGTACTCGAAAACTCCGCGTCTGTAACAGCAGAAACTAAATTTTCCTGCGCCTGTTTGCGAATGATGAGAATAGACCTTCTTAATGCTGATTTGATCGCTTTCTTTGCTTCGTCGTCATTTAAACGGTCTAGCAATTCGTTTACCTTTTTCGCGTCCACTTCGACGCGATATAAGTTCCGTCCGGTGTAGTTATCATTACTCATTGATTACCTCCGCTTCTATAACCGTTGCCTGTTGCTTCCGGTCGTGATTGATAGATAGAATCTTGTATTTCTGCCCGTCGTATTCGATCCGCATTTTAGCGTTGACCTCTTTACAAATGCGAATCATTATCGTGTTTACGGTCGTATTATAGATTTCGCCGTTAGCCTCCTTTCGTGCACCAGACTTAAAACGGATATACGCACGCTTATCGAATACTTTCACCCAACTTTCAGATGTACCGCCGAGGCTATCCCGGATTGATTCACTACGATAAAAGCCTATCATTTCGTTTAATAATCCCGCTTGCATTATGTGTATCTTTTTAAAGGTTGCAGTAATAGTTCTACGTGTCCCGGTATTACTTGTGGTGTGGCAAATGTTACCGATTCACGATTAGCATAATAGTTCGCAATAAGTATGCGGATTGCGTGCCAAATACGACGATCAATTTTCCCCTCCTTTGCAAAACCTTCCAACGGAGTGTTTAAATACGCCTCTATTGCTAGTTGAACGGGTTCAATAAGTTCGGTTATATATGTATCGTCCGTATCAAAATCGACATTTAAATGCTGTTTGAGTTCTTCGAGTGTTACGTATTGTGGCATAATTATAAGTATGAAAAAAGGCTAAGGCTATGAAGCCAAAGCCTTTTCGTTTTTAAGTAGTTAGTAGTGTGTTATGCTTTTGCAGCTTTTGCAACCGCTTTCTTCTTCGCGATTGCGAATGCCTCTGGGCGAGCTACAACAATATCATACTTTGAGTTTAGCGTAAACTTCGTTTCGTTAGTGTCTGCTAGAGTCACATCGTCAATAGTCATTCGAATTTTTCCCCATTGACCGATACCAACGTTCGAAAAGACACCGAAGCCGAGTTCATCCGCACCCATGTAATTAGTCATGTACACCGGATAGCCATTCATCATCCCGTCTTTAAGAACCATTTCGGGAGAACCTTTTTCAATACGTGTAGTTTTTAATTTACCGCACATTTTCGGACTGCAAATATATGCTGCCGTTCCGTCAGTAACATCTACGTTTTCATCCATTACTGCGGTTTCTAGCGCTACAACGTCCTCGAATGTGAGAGCAACTTCATACTCCACTGTTGGAGAATCTTTCACAAACACACCTTTTGAGGCAAGTCCCTGCTTTTCTCCGGCAAACATAATCTTATTCAATGTACGAGCAGTTGACAAAGACAATTGTTTAACGGTGACATCAAACAAAGCATCGTTTGTCTGATCAATTGCGTCGTTAGACAATGGGATAGAAATACCCAAACGCCACGGATGCGCCTTTAAATTACCAATATCCAGTTTTGTCGGATTTATTTTGGTGTTCTCGCCTTCAATTGTAGCTTCTACAGCCGCCAATGTCGGAAACATCAATTCGCCAATCAAACCGTATTGCATCTTAATACCCAACTTATTAACAATAAGCCCCTTTTCAAGCGGTTCGATAATATCGCCGATTGTTGTCGGGATCATCGGAGCGGCATCGGTTGAACTTGTTCTCACAGGATCACCCTCCGCACGCATAGAGAAATTAAGTCCCTTTGCATCAGCAAAATTCCCGTATTCTTCCAAAGAACGATGATTACAAACGTCATATAAAGCCTTTGCAAAGATAGCTCTTTTGTTTTCCGGCAAAATTGCAGATTTGCTACTTTCCAGACTTCTAAGAGTCTCGTCAATAACGATCTGATTTTTACGAGTCATTAACTCGTTGAATTTAGTCTGCTCTTCGTCTGTCAGACTTCTTTTTTCTGTTTTTGCTTGTGATAACAGATTTCTCATTTGCTCTTTAAGCAGAGCTACTTCTTCTAGTTTTGTCATGTCAAATAAATTTTTCTAAGTTTTCTATTTCGGATAAATAATCACTATTTGTGTCACCATTAAGAAGCTGTTCTATATTTTCAAGGCTTCTAACTGTTACATCTGTACCAAAAAAGGCAGGGTCTGAAACAGGGGAAATATCAGATATATAATCAATCTTATGCACTGTACGCAACAGCATCCCATCTTTCATTGTATATGAAACTTTACTTTTATCCTTATCATCAGTGTAATAAGCGAAAGACGATCCGAATATGTCTCCCCGTTTTATCATTTCATAAGCAAAATTCCCATCGCTAGTACATGGAGCCTCGAATCGGTATTTCAAGCCATATTCATCAAAATTTAATTCGAGTGATCCGGAACCGTAACGGCATCTAGCCAAAAGCCTACGTTTATCGTGTTCTAGTACCGCCTTTATATCGCATCGGGTTATAAGTTCTTCGGTTGCTGCACCATGTTCGATAACCTCAATAAAAAAGCGTTTCCTTTCCTCGTCATACATCACACGACTTTCTTTTCCAAAAACAACAGCGTACCCCTCAATAATTCTACCCTCCGATAATTTGGGTGCGCCTAGCTCTGTAAAACTCCTTATTTCCATTGCTTTTTACTCTATGCTTTTTTCGTTTGTTTTTGGTAGCTCGTCTTTTTCGCTACTAATCTCACCTTTAATCTTAGGAGAGTCAATCGGAGCAACATTACAGGACATAAACGCAATGTCACCGCCATTTATAGGCGCTTTATCTTCACGGCATACACGCCATTCGTTCACCGTTGACACGCCGTATTGTATCTCCTTCTCCATACAAGCCGTTTGTGTGGCTATATCTGTTTTATACAAGGCTTTACGGTCAAATTCTATTTTATAAATACCAGAGACAGTTCTAGGTATCAACTTTGCATTAAATTCAGCCTCAATACGACACAATATAGGATCGAGCGTGTCAGACAAGAAAGCAACTTGACTCATTTCAGAAGCCTTGTAATTAGTAGATTGTCCGGCAAACACCTTGTCTGGATGAACACCATAAAAACGGCAAATATCGAATACGGAAAACTTTTTAGTTTCTAGTAGCTGAGCGTCAGCCGGAGTTATTGAAAGTTGTGTAAAAGTCATGTCCTCGCTCACGGAAGTTATATCCCTCCCGTTATTAAAGTCTTTTTCCACTCGGTCCGCTACGTCGGAAGTCTGTTTATCGCCAACAGAAGAAAGTCCCTTTCCCCCACCTTTGACACCAGAAATAATACCTTTAATCTTACTCCCATTCTGAAAAGTACGCAAACTCTGATTATCAGCACTAGCAGAAACCGAAAGAACCGTGCTTGCATACGTGATCGTGCTAACACCTGTATACCCACCATCGAGACTCTTATTTTTCAGATGGATAATACTTTCAGCCGGATAAGTACCATATATCTTATTTATTACATCACAAATAGTATATTCGTCCCTGTATATATCGTATGTAACAGAGTTATTTGAGCAAAGTATTAATTCTGCCGTATCTCCGAACATTCTCTTGATGAAAATATATGAATTACCACGATTAACCATTTGAATAATTGCATTACATATTAAGTCGTAACTATTCATGCGCTTATTCGGTTTTTTAGTCAGCAGATAATGCAACTCGTTTTCGGTATCTACCTTGTAGTTTCCGGCATCTTCTTTACGTTTGATATATAGCGGCAGAGAAGCAATAGTACCAGAAAGAATATCAGTACATCTAAACGCGGTCGATAACCGCATAGCCTGTTCGGGAGACTTTACCGCAACAGGTTGTTCCCTAGCTGTTTTATCTCTAACTTCTACTATTTTTTCCTCTTCGGACGGTAGAGATCGTTTTTCCTCTCTGTTGCGTCCTATTCTTAAATTAAGTTCAAATGCCATAGTCTTATCGTGTTACTCGGTGTAATTATTGAATAAATGAAATGTCATTAGGTTTGTTATCGTCGAATCAATTTTTGCGTTATGCGTTTTCTTGACTGGCTTTTTATTCATATTCCTATCTTCGTCTAACACTGCATTTGAGAAGCAGTACGGCGTAATAGGGTTCGGATCGAATGTGAGTTTATTTCGATATAAGGCAAGTTCAAACGATTCTATCGGACTCGTAAACGTCCCGTATGTCTGTTTGACAGGCTTAATATATTCGCTTGCACTACCGACCGAATAAGAAAGTAGATTCACAAATTCAGCCGATTTATAAGGGTCATAACCAATACCCATAATTTGCAAATACTTCGCCCGTGATAATATATCGTTTACTATTTGCTGATAGTCGATAATATCGCCATCACAAAGAATCAAATACCCTGCTTCCGCCCAACCTTCGTAGAGTTCCCGATTCGGATGATCCTTTAAAGCTCCTTTCGGAAAATAGTAATCCGTATGCGAATGAAAAGAGCCGCCTTCTTTCGAATAGATATTATAGGTAACCGTAGAAAAGTCGTCTCGAACGGATAAATCAACCGCCGCCATCGTAAGCGGATAAGTACCGATATTCTCTATGCTAATACCTTTGAATCGTTCTTCGATCTGCTTCGCCTCGATCCATTTCGTTGTCGAATCAACTGCAAACACATTAAGTAACTTCGTCCGAAACTCCAATGCGTCCGGCGCACTGTATAAAGCCTTTTGATAGGCGTCTATATAAAAATCCTCATAAACAGTTATACCCATGTGTGGCTGAACCTTTCGCCATGTCGCCGGGTCCCCTTCTTCGTCGTCTATATCCGGTTCAAAAATGTGCGCAAATATCGAATCATTTTCGATCTCACCGCGTAGGATCGCTTTATACATTTTCAGCATCTCCACAAACGGCGCTGTCTCTTTGTCAGAGGCGGTCGTAATAACTACGGTTAAAGGGTTGAGCCGTGCGCCCATTGAGGAAGTTAATACATTCTTCAACGCGGCGCTATCGGCTTGCGAATACTCGTCCACTATTACCATGCTTGCGTTAAGTCCGTCTAATTTATCCGGGTTAGAGGCAAGGCAACGGGCAAAAGAGGTTTTTCCCTTTATGCGGTTATATATGATTTCTCGATTGATTTTGAAGTGTCTAAACTTCGGGTCGAGAGACTTTAAAATATTACGTATTTCGTCAAAACAGACTTTCGCTTGATTGTATGAGTTTGCGGCTACGTATGTTTGTGCGTTCGCATCACCGAACAACAAATCGTTAATCGAAAGACTCGCTACACTTGTTGTCTTACTGAATTTACGCGGGACGAATAAAAGAGCTTCACGAATTAAGCGTTTGTTTGTGCCGGGCTTATAAAACGCTAAAATATTAGAGAACTGAAACACCTGTATCGGAGTCAGTTTGTATCTAGTCTTTCCCTTTGTGCCGGAGAACTTCAAACGCTCGTAAAACGTGACGAACTTCTTAACTTCCTTGATGCGAAATTCGTATTTATCGAGGAATGAAAAGAAGCGACGAACGGCTAGTAACTCATAAAGATTGTGCGCGTCTGGATTATTAATGCAACCCTTTATATACACGTTTAACCTTTCGTCTGCCTTGCCTAGCTTATACGAATCAACGTCGATGTTTTGCAGATCGGAGATAACCGACTGCTTTAATGCTATCAGTTTGTCTCTAGTCTCCTTCTCCATCGCGATCTATCTTATCTACCTCGTTTATTAAGTCGTTCACCTCGTCATCGTCAGACGCGGACAAAGTTTGTAGTGTCAAGCCAAGTTCCCGCAACTGCTTACGAGTAACTTCGAGCGCATCAAATAAAACTTTGAAAGCCGGATGCGCCACGAGCTTCTTATTTCCTTCGCGAGAAACTTCCGTAACAAACGAACGTTTCTTCTTTGCTATGTCATTGAGAGCGATCTTAAACGCAATGTAAGAACCTGCGCAAAGAGTTATACACAAATCCAAATCAGACGTGTATGTTCCTTGCGAGTTCATCGCGGCGCGAATCTTTTCTTTTATATCGTCTAAATCACTCATTTTTATATGCGTTTTTGCATATATGAAAAGATCGCAAGTATTTGGTAGCGCGGAAGTTCGAGAAGAAAAGCTCACCCCCAACGAGCACCCCCTCATTTCAAAAATTGCTCGCGCGTGTAAAAACAGGGTGAGGTGGGTTTCACGTATAGCGTTAAAAAATAAAAAACCGCCCCCTCTTTACGAGATAAGGCGGAGATACAAAATATAAATAAAGTTGGTTCTACTTTACAGTTTCAGAGTCCTTACCATTGGATAATTGAATAAATTTAAATATTTTATTTACTTCGTCTAAGCATTGCCTATCATATTTATCAGAAGATATCTTTATTATATCATCATAATGTAAATTCGGTGAAGCCGTATACAGTTTCCGCAATGCTAACAACTCTCTATTGATTTTTGCAAGTTCATCTAATATGTAATTCCCTTCTGTTATTTCATTAGGCTTTATAGAGGACGCCTTTAACGTTCTACCAAAACTTTTCAAAAATGGAGAATAATCTGATTCAGTTTGAGAGCGTTCATAAGTAGCCTTTAAACGTTCAGTCAAAGTAGTTTGAAACTCTTTAATATCGTGAAATCTTAATGAAGAAGGATATTGTAAATGTTCTATTACGCCAGTGTCAAAAGAGTAATCGGTTTTTTCGTCTTTTATTATAATAGTAGGTTTATCAAATGCAAGTCTCATACCCAGCTCAAACATTACATTTGGATTCTTAGAACTAACATCACAAATTACAATATCATTATTATAAATATTAGTAACAATTCTATCATGAATTAACCCGATTGCATCATCATCACTAACTAATTGTGAAGCAAATTCCGTCTTGTCTATTGCTTCGGATAAGATTTTATACACGTCTTTCCAGTGTCCTTGTGCATAACCAAGAGTTTCCGCAATAGGCATTATTATTCCACACTTCTTTTTTTCATTAACACCTGTTTGCCCTGCTTCTTTTATTTTTGTTGCTACCATAATATTAAATTTAATAATACTACAAATATAAAAAAGATTCTTGTAAATAATACTGGTTAAATACAAGAATCTTCTACATTTGATATTAAAATAGTCCGATTTATTTCAAAAACTTATCGACAAACCGTTCCGTCGCCCTCCGATTATTCGACTGAATCGCCTCTTTCGAATGACTAAAAGCACACCGATGTATCTCGGAGTGGCACGCATGGCAAAGACTCTGCAAATTGTTATAATCAAACATAAGCTGCCTCATTCCGAGTTCACGCGGTACAGACTCAACAGGGATTTTGTGATGCACTTCCGTTGCGAGTGTGCTTAGATCGTTCGTCTCGCACACTTCACAAATCGGATTGTTTCGTAGTTTCTCGGCTCGAAGCTGTTTCCATCGAACCGAATTTATCATCTTAATGTAAAACGGATTTCTACTCATAATTCATCATAACTAAAAAGAATCTTATCACATTGATAACAGTCGTGCAACTCCTTTCGTGTCGCCTCGATGTCGCCTGTTTCTATCTCAACTAAATGCGTCTCGGACACATCGCCCGATTTACACTGAATGCGTCTAATTATATACATAATGTTTCGATCCGGTCTAATCCGTTAATAAGTAATCTAATCCGTGCGCAATTCCCGTCGCATCGAGTCGATTGCGTCTCCTGTTTATGTATCCGGCTCGCACAACCTTTGCAGTTCTTTGACGGGCACATTTGTTTATACACTTCGATAGCTTGCCGCCTCGTTTCCTCTCTCTGTATCCGTGCCGCTTCGATAGCTACTTTTCGGATTAAGCCACGCGAGCGGATGCGCTCGCTTGTGGCTTGTTCGATGTACTGTTTTACTTTACTCATTTTGCCGTGTTGTTTTTAGGTTTGTAATTCCATCCGTTTAATTCGTAGACTTTCCGTTTCGCCTCTTCCTGCGTTGCCGCGTCATCTACCTTTGTGTCTCCGTCTGGATCGCGACGATAGATATTGAAGTGACGAAAACGAGGGGAATAATAATACTTTGATTGATTTTGTGTTTGGCTCATTTCTATACTGATTTGAATATTACTTTTTAGAGCTCTTATAACACTGTACACAAAGTGCTCCAGACGGGAAGTTATAAAGCCCTTCTCCAGCTCCGAACACCTTACCACATTTTGAACATTTTTTTCTTGTGTCCAACTCTGGGGATAGAGCTTGTTCTAATGTCAATGTTCCCCTATTGGTGGATATTCCAACTAAACTGACCCTCAGTTTCCAATCTAAATTGACCCCTCTAAAAAAGTTTCCCTAATTCG